CTTTCCAGCGAGGTATCTGGCGACACTGAGATACGAACGATCACGGTTTGACAATGCCATTACATCCTCCTAATAACGGAAGATGCCAACTTCCACTCCCGCCGACTCAGCAGACGACACCAACTTCGACGGTCGCTGATTCGGGGTAGAGAAAAAGGCAAAGTAATCGAAGGAACTCCAGTTTTCCTCAAGTGCTGATGGAGGAACTCTAAAGAATCGCACCTTGATTCCACGGCGGCGCAATCCCTCTTCTGAAAGGTTGCAGAACTCTGAAGTGAATGAGTTTACTTGTGCTGGTCCTGCGGTGTAGACGTTAAACTCTCCATCGTTGCAAGATGATAATGCTACGCCCATAGCACGCATAAAGACTTGATAATCAAGAAACTCTTTGGTTCCCTGTACTGCAACGTTCATGATTCCTTTTCCTCTTCTCTTAATTCATCCAAGATTATAAGAAGTTCGTTAACCTCTTTACTTGATAAAGACATTGTATCAATTGGCTCAGCAGTTGTAAAGTCTGGCTCCCAAGTTACTTCTGACTGATAGAAAATATTTTCGTGTACCCAGTAAGCCTTATCCTTATATACCGCAACCCTTGTAATGTCTGGTATTTCAAAGTCAAACTCTTCCTGATTTTGCTCAAAATACTTTCTGCTACTGTTAAGAATAAATAAAAGAATAATTGATGCTACTACCCAGGGGAGCAGAGCAAGAACTGTAATTAACATTAGTACCTCCTGGGAAAGAATTGTCCTTGCCAAGTATTATGTGGAGGAATCTCTCCGTCCTCTGCTTTCTTTTTCTTCTTCTTGCGATTGCTATCTGAACCATTGATAATTTGTTTGTATCGATTTATTGTATCGACATTGGTAATTCCTGGTGGCTCAGAGTATGCAATTCTGGCTACATCATAAGCAGAGTCTCTTCCCGCTGGTGGCTCAGAAGAGAAGTCATATGCCCCATCTACCTTGCGTGATTCTGGAACGTTAACGTACAATGCACGCTGCTGTTCCTCTGCTGATCTGCGGGTAGGATGGTGGCCCACCACTCTTCCAGTATCAGCATTAATTACTTCCCAACCAGCCTTTGATCTTCTAACGTCCCAAGGCATATTTATCAACTCCTTTATTAAATTATACACGGTACGCCACTTGGGAATCGGACCCAACTCTAGGATGTATATAAGACACCATCTGACCACCAGCCAGCCGTGGCGCATGATTCTTACCTATAGATAAGCGCAAGAATATTGAATGTAAGCATAATAAGATTTAGTCCAATCGTGATTAGTTGTGTTTTTTGCACATTGAATTGCTTTATCTGCTGAGAAAGCGAATACATATTGAGCAATAGGTTGAGTGAAAAAATTGATAGCGTTGTGATTAAGAATGCTAGTGTCATGTCGTAAATTCTATCAGAGGTATCCCAAGCCGTCAAGATATCCACGAACTTCTTCTGGCATATCTTCTGGCTCCCATCGACGCTCATACTCTTCTTGCTGATTCTTCTTACTAATAGACTTCCAATCATGAATTTCTATTTCCTGATTCGTATTGCGTGGGGTATGAGCAATTGCACCATAGACTGCCCCTGTAACGGCGTCAGACAAGTCCTTAGAGCCTTTACGGGGGTGGTCTACCTTCTTGTCAGATACGATACGCAACTCGCTCATTTCCTCAAATAGGATGTCTAGGTGGGGCATAAGAACACGATCCTCATAATAAAGCATAGCGAGATCCTCATAATGCTTCTTACCTACAGAGACAGTATCTGTTTTAATTCCTACCGTCTGCAATTCCTGTTGAATATCAAATGATTGCCAACGGTCAAAGGTAACCATTCCAATAGGAAATCCTTGTCTGCGGAAGTTAACGATCCAGTCCTTTACTTCTGATAGATTAACTGGCCCTTCTTTTCTTGGTTCCCACCAAACAACTGCGTCTACAATAACAAATGGATGAATCTGTGTGTAATCATTGAATGTACGAACCTCTACCCACTTATCCACATGAGCAATGGCTACTGCACATTTGTCATGCTTCTGAGCAAGGTCAGCATGGAGAAAGTATCTAACGTCATCCTTCGGCTTCCACCGCTCTTCGATGCGCTTAAAACTATCTATTGGATTTGGCAAACACATGGCTCGCTGCAAAGCATTACGATCTTTAAAGAATGCGTCAGAAAAGAATGATGGCATACAAGCAAAACGTTGCATGGCATCTGCATAGTCTGATAAGAAAGAAATCTTAAAGTCTTCTATGTTACGGGTTGGATTTGTATCCCATGTTGGTCGCTTAATTGCATATACCCTGGGATATTTGTAGGAAAGAATGTGATCTTCATTCCACTCAATAGAAAATGAATTGCCTTCTGCATCATCTGGAAGATCTGGATTAATAATAAATGTATGAGTTTTTATCTCAACATCCTTCTCAGCCACTACCTCGTCATACCGCTTGGAAATAAAGTCTCCTGGATAACGAGGGAATGATAGAAGTACAACTTTCCCATAATCTGGGAAACGAGAATCTACTGATGCGCGGAAGGCTTTGTAAATAGCATCACCAGTTTTAGCATTCTCATTGCCACTAGCAGACTCCTGGGCAAAGCCAGAGATCTCGTCAAGAATAGAAAGGATAAGGTTCAATCCCTCATGACCTTCTCTTTCTGAGTGACCAGAATAAACCGTTATGTTCTTGTCAAACTCCATAACAGATACTTTTTGATTATACTTACCAGCAAACCACGGGGATCTGTTAATCTTGGTAACAAAGTTTTTGAAGAATACTGTCTGTGCCTGCTGAGCATTAATGGCAATATTAATAATATCGATGGAGTCGCCTGGTGGCTTACCAAAGTATCGTGCAGGATCTTTTAAACAAAGCAGTTTATAAACCAGATAAGCACAGCCTATTGTAGAAGTATGGTCTTTGCCAGATCCCTTGCCCAACTGGAGGATAACTTCTGATTTAGTATATTTCTTAAAATGTTCACGGCCTTCTTTCTCTCCCATAATACGAATAAGATCTTGTTCTTTATAAATCTGACTCATTGCCTCAACAAGAGTTCTCTGAATTTCTGATAGTTCTGGCTGATCTAGATATTGTGAATCATGCAAAAATGTATCAAGGTCTACTGGATCTTCCTCAAATGGACTATCATCTAGTGCATTAAGAAAGTCTGAGAGATCAAGACTCATGAATTACTACTGCCTCTCCTGTGGGACCAGAAACTTCTGCGAGTCTTTGAAGAATTTCATTCTTAATATGTGGATGCTTAGCAGCAACATCCTTAAGAATATTCATAATAAGTTCTTGTTTTCTTTCTGTTTCTAGCAACTGATCTGCAAGTTCTTTATTTTCTAAAAGCCCTGCCTTTTGTAGCATATCAATACGCTTGGCTTCAATATCAAGCACAAGTTTAATTGCATTTGTTTTAGCGCCTAGGTTACTATTGATAGTTGCCTCATCAATAACCTCATAGGCTTGCTTTATAAGCCGTGAATAATGGGTGTCTGCTGCCGACAACGCTTCGCGTGCCCTGGCTCTAACGGCTTCTGAATTGCTGGCCATAGTCTTCCATTCTCGTAGAAGGGATGAAACTCTGGCACGAGGGATATCAAGTTCACGAGAGATCTCAGATTCATTTAAACCCTTGATATATTCAGAAGCAACCTTGTTCACCTCTTCGATATGAGAAAGAATGTCTGTAGTCATAATGTCCAATTATAGCAGCGGTGGGACAGGAATGTTGCCACCTACGTTAAATTCGGTTTCCTGCCCCACCATGATGCTATTTACATTTGCTTGGGAACTTTTTGTACCAAGACTTATATTTGGCATAAACTGCCTTTGACGTATATAGATCCTTATGCCTACCCCTGCCGTCAATATCCCAGGGATAGAATGTTTTACCATGTTGCGAAATTCGATACGCAATCATGATATTGTAATTGCGTGTAAGCAATTTCTTGGTGTTCCACCAAGGTTGATCACTCCACGCAGCGCGATTGAACTGAAAGACGCCATAGTCTCCAGTAGAGGAAATCGCGTTAGCCCTTCCTCCACTCTCACGCATAGCAATGGCCCATGCGATTCGCAGTCCTTTACCCTTAAAACCAGCATGTTTAAGGCTTTTGGCCAGCCAGTTTTTGCAGGTCTTTGGCTTTCCATCCTTCATTACGACAGGCTGAACAGCCTCCGCCGCAATCGGTGCAGACTTAGCATACACCTGTTCGTTGGTAGCAGCACTCGCCGTTGATCCAATTAGAATCATTGACAAAGCCATAATACCTCCTACCAGTTTCGTTTTCATCTGTTTCCTCCTTGCGGTGGCAACGAACTTCTAGCATATCATGATTTTCTATGAATACCAATATTTTTTATAACTTTAATATGTGACAAGTGTCATACTGTATGCTTGCGCTTACGCTTTGGAAGCGGCTTAATGCGATCTGGCTTGAACGATCTCCATCCAGCAAGGACGCCCTGACGCATTTCGAAGCAGTCTATCCACTCAACACCCGTGTCAGTTCTTACAACATGCTCATGAAACTTGAACTTTCCCCCATGCTCCCCCTGAATCTTAATGATTTCATCTTTCTCAATTACCCTGCCGTCTGGCATTGTGTAATACGGAGTACGAGAAAAGAGGTGAGCGTTTGGACTCACGATCTTTTTTCTAGGAGCCATGCTTCTCAATCCTCTCAATCTCACGATTGATATACCAGACAGCCTTTTTAAGATCCTCAATGCGCTTACCCTTGAGTTCTGAACGCATAATATATTTGATAGCATTACCAAGGCAGAAGTTCATGTGTTCTGTAATCTCAATTACTTCTATGCCAGAAGGGTGACTCGTATAATGACGAGGATGATTTACTTGATCATCTGTGGAGCGTACTGCTCCAATATCTGAATTGCCCACTTTATTTTGTCCTCTACTCTAGTCCCTGCGGGTTGACTTCTTGACCAAAGTTCTAAGTTCTCTGGCTTATTATCATTTTTGATACCATTGATATTATGAATAACTGTTAACCTACCAAATTTCATGCCTGATAAATTTTGTGCTTTTGCCATATACTTATTGTATTATAGTTTTAAGTATAATGCATTATTTTAATCCAAACTTTTTCAGTTGACGATAAATAATCTGTAAACTTACACCACACTCTTTAGCAATCTCTTCAGGAGATTTCTTGTCCATCAAGAATCTCTTGCGGAGAAATGCCTCTGAATGATGAAGTCCTGCGTTCTTAGCCATATTCTAGAACACCTTGCCCCAGTTGTCAAGACTCCACGCACCAATACATATGGCATCAGCAACATCATCGTCATCAATCTTAATGTTAAATTTATTATTAACAAACTTGATGGTTCTTTGCTTTCTGAATAATCTCTCCTGAGACTTATACCAAGACTCTGATTTACCTGGGGTAGCATTACGAATGACTGACTTTTCTTCTGCGGTCAGTCTTTTGTTTCCCGCCCAGTTCTGCCATTGCATTGGACTGACGGACGCAATGTGATTAATCCCACTCAGGGATGCAGCAGCAACAAGTGCGCCATGACTCATTGATAGGTTTGCTGCTGTTTTAGGAGAGTTGAGATAAATTGGTTGCTCAATAATCATATGGTGCAAACCATTAAACCCCTGAAAAAATGCTTTTGTTTTGTACGATGTATCAACAATTTTCTCATAAATATCTGCACCAAAGTATTTAATCTTTCCATATTGCTCTAGCCTATCTTCATGAAAGTAGGCAAATGCCATACTGTTGGTGCTTGCATCAACTGAGCAGAATGAACTTGGCCTGTTAATCAAATCTTTCATATTCTATTATTCCTCGCAATTCTTTAAAGGCACGATTCACTTCTTTCTCATTGATAGCGCAAGTATTACACACCCCACTGGAATTATAAATAGATAAAATAGTGCCACATCCATTTGAGCATCTTCTTTCTTTTTGAGATAACTTTTGTCTACGCTTCTGTTGATAGCGATCATTTATCTTTTCTTTCGTAGCAAGTTCTCTGCACTCGCTAGAGCAGTAAATTTGATAGTTCACATTGGGCTGGAATTCTTTCGAACACCAGTCACAGATTTTCATTCAAGATACTCCAAGGGTTTTATTTTCACTGTGCCACGCTCTGCATTTGCACATGTAGCAGCAATTGGACAGGTCTTGCATACTTTAGAATTTGCCCTATAGGTTTTCTGAGGTAACTCTTTATCTTCCCATGCTTTGCGAACCTCTCTCATCCAGGAGAATGCATAGTCTGCCCACGCAATATACTCTGGGGTTGGCTCAACTGTAATAGCATGAAGTTCGTGAGTATTCTTATTCTCATACAGAAGAATGCCTAACTTCTTACCAAGAACCTTCATGTAGATAATCAACTGCATAAGGTGATATGACGGTGGCTTGGCGTGCTTGCGATACATGAAAGACTCTTCCTTCATGGTCTTGATTTCAACTACTGGCTGCTCTTCGCCCCATTGCACAATTGCATCAGCAAAACCGAAGATTGGTGGATCTTGCGTAATAATCTTTTTTTCTAGATCTACCGCAATGCCAGACTTCTCTATAGCCTTCTGAATTCGACCATGACTCAGCGTTCCGCTATCCATGTTGGCAACGTCGTATGGTGTAGCACTATCGACAAACTCAGCCCCGCTGAAGGCCAAATACCAGTACCTTGGACACGCACCATTGCCATAGACTAATGTCGATGGACTAAATGATTTCTTTGTCTTAAACTCTGGGTCACGATCAGCGACATATCCAGACTCAATCTTTTCGATAAAAGCCTTTGTGTCAATCGGACCTTCTGCTGGCTTATCCAGCATTGCTTTGAGAAAATTCTTTGCCATTATTATTATCCTTTATTTGAGTATAAACTTGAGTGCTGCTACTACTTTATCTATTTCTGCTGCTGCGGAATAGTATACATTCTTTTTGGCTCTGTCGCTTTTATCTACGTTAGCCATCCATGTTGCTCGCATCTGCATCTTAGCAGCGATTGCCTGTAGTCGAACAATTTGAAGAACAGCAACGTCTGCTGGGATATCTGGCTTAAGAATAATCTTAGCAATAAACTCTAGGGCAGATGTAAGTTCTTCATCTTGCATGTACTCTGCAATATCGTACAAACCGCTCACTTGTTCAAGCGTCGTCTGTGTCATTGTCTACCAATCTTTCGAATTCTGACCACTCAATTATAGCAAGTCTTGTCTTACCATCAAGAATAAGACAGATTGCTGGAGACTTCTTCCTATCTACCTTAAGACAGTCTGTAACTACCTTGGCCCATACGTCTTGAGTGATGCTAAAACTTTTAGAAAATTCCTTGAAATCTAATAAATAATTTTTCCATGTTGCGTCACCCTTTTGTATTTTTCCCCTGCCGCTATTTTTTTGTAATTTAGCATTAATACGAGAAGCCTCGCCCTTTTCAGACATTCCACATTTCCATTCTTGTAAATAGATTTTTTATTTTTTCTTTAAACTCATCTACGGTCATATCCGCCTTCATCCTGTTACATGTCCAGCAGCATGATATACAGTTGTTCATGTCATATTCTAAATTTGGATTTATGCGGTCTATTCCTTGATAAACTATGCTGTTGTTATATTTTCTTGATAATGAGTATATGTTTTTAGGAGGCTCGCCGCAGTAGAAACAGTCTTTATATATTAAATTTAAATATTCTTCTTTAGATAATGTTGTAGTATGTCTTTTAGCGATGGAGGTTTTCCATTTAGAGAAAAGTCTATCTTCGATGGGGACTAGTCTGTCTTGTCTATAATTGAAACATTGTTTGCACGGTGTGTCTAGGGCTTCTCTGGGGGCCATAGAGATGTGTTGACAAAATAAGCACTGAACCTGATATATTCTTGTTCTATGGTCGTTATAGCCAATCACCATTCTTTCTTTTCCTTTATATCCTATTGGAAGTTTTTTTGATCCATAACTTCTAGAACAAGAGCAAGACCTTTCAACTTCTTTTCTGGTAGAGTGCAACTCCTTTTCACAACTTAAACATTTAGAAACATAAGATTTCCACGGCATATCAGAAAATGATATTATTTCTTTTCCAGAGTCACTTATATATCCTATCTTTAGCCCATCTTTTCTATTGTTTGTCATAGATAGATTATATCATATTTTAAAATATTTCAAAATCTATCAATAGCCTTTAATATCAAGAACTACTTTTGAAACATACTTGCATGACTGACATTGCCAAGTTAAATCCAACGTATCTTTCCATAAACGAATTTTATTTGTTTCGCTCCCGCACTTCTGACAAACAAAGATTCCGTCATATACATTAAACTTAGCCATTGATAACCTTCTTCAGTGCATCTTGAATATCTAGATTTTCCTTAACTCCTAAGACTAGTTTGTCTCTTCCCTGGAATCGCTCTCCTTCACAGGTGTACCATGCGCCTCCACGCTCAATAAATCCAAGACCTTCTGCTGTATCAACAAGGTCTGCGATGGAGTCAACGCCAAGGTCGGGGCCACGGAAATAGAAGTCATATTCCCCTGACTGGAATGCTGGACTCGTCTTTGAAAACTGAACTTCCCAGCGAACCTTTCGCCCAACCTTTTCCTCAATGATCTTGTCACCGACATAAATCTTCCCCTTGATAGCCTGATTATCAGACTCAGAAGAGAATAACTTAATGATAGTAGACGAATAGAACTTAACTGCCATACCGCCCGTAGGTTGCTGTGTCGCATACATCGCTCCAATATTATTACGAGCCTGACTGATAAGAACCAGTAGTGTAGGCTTATCCTGATTATTAGCATAGTTCAGCATCTTGACCGCATTGGTCATATCACGAGCCTCTGCACCAATCTGCTTGGTGTTCTCTAGTTGCTTTAGTTCACTAGAGTCCTTTTCAAAATAGATTGCTGGCAGTAATGCTGAGATACTATCAACAACAATAACATCAACACCAGCCTCCATTAATTCCGTAGCAACATCCACCATATCGTTGACTGTGCGTGCGGTAGACACTATGAGATTGTCTACGTCTACGCCTAGCGCTGTAGCCCATTCTGGGGAGAAGGACATTTCTGCGTCGATCCATGCACACACCTTACCTTCCTGTTGGGCCAAGGCAACAGTCTCAAATGAGAATGATGACTTGCCCGATGACTTGTTACCCCATATTAGCACCTGTCGTCCATACGGCAGGCCACCATTGAGGGCACGGTTAAGACCAAAACTAGGAGTCTTGGCAAACTTAGTTCCTTCTACTTCTGACCCCAGAGTGATCTTCTTACGCAACTTTGGATTGATTCCCGCTAGGACTTCTTCAATAGTGGTCATGCCAGTACCCCGTGCATCCTAGGGCGTGTCGTGTTCTTCTCCACCTTGGCCTGTAGGCTCTTCTGTAGGGAGGCCTTGGTGTATCCATCTGTAGCCATGCCAGCATACAAATCCATAACACGGATCATAATGTCGGCAAGTTCCTCCACCACAAGATCGTCACCCTTCTCCTTGCGGATAGCCTCTAGAACTTCTGAGGCCTCGCTGTGGATCATGGCAATCTGCTTGAGATAGAAGAGGATACGGTTATCCTCTGTATTGGAATCCCAGAAGCCCTTCTCACGGGCATTGGCATTCAGGGTGAACGAAACATCGTCCAGATCATTTAGCATTGTTCTCCTTTTCATATTCTTCTGCTATTGGGCAGGGCCAAGGGATTAGCCCATCACAGGATGAGCAGTATTGCTCCCAGCCGCATTGCTCTGCTATGTGAAACTCATTGTCAACAATGTATCCAGAGCACTCGTCTTTGAATCGCTCATCGTAGTAACGAACCTTGGTAATGATCACGCCACTACCTCCTGAAACACGAGGTCATCATCCTTGCTCTTATTGAAGTTAATCTTGTAGGCATTGCCCTCGTCCAGCCTTGTGTAGGCCATGGCAAAATTGCTGGGGAATACCACCATGCTCATAAGTTCCCTGCCGCTGTCAGCCACTACAAGGCTCGCCATGCGCTTTCCTGCCTTAGTGGTGCGGGGC